CCGCCCAATTGCAATTTATTTCTTAGAAAGGCTTTTCCGTGTTTTTTTATATCATCTTTTAATTCGTCAAAAATTTCTTCTGAACCTACTATAAACTCATCCAAAAAACATTCATTTGACAAAACAACTTCATTTTCAGTGAGCTTACGAACTTCAGTCGAGCGATAACGTTTTATTTTAGGTTCAACAGTGACTTCAATTCCCAAAAGTTTTTCTCGAGCAAGTTTATCTAGTTCTTTATTATAGTTTCTTCTCTGTTCGAAAAATGTTAAACATTCTGAATTTCTATGTTTGTAAAAATTGAAAAATTCACCATCTCTATCTGAGAGAAAAACACCTGATTTTATAGTGGCTACTCTTTTATATTCTTCTTCTACCATTATGGCTAAATCATTCTGTTGACGATCTTTGAATAATCCTCGAAGCATTTGTATTCTGTATTCAAATTCGAATTTCTTCAAATTCTTTGTATCAATTTTTTTGCTGTTTTCAGAGACCGGGTTCTTTATCTGATGACTTATAAAACTTGGCTGATTCACAAATTTGATTAAATTATCTCCCCAGAAACCAAATTTTGAAATGTTTCTCAAAGACACAGCTTTATCTCCCCCCCATTGTAAAGTTTTATCATAAACATCGTCAGACTTTTCTAAAAAATATCCTTTTAAATAATCTGTGTAATTCCTGAATAAAATCTCTGGCCAGATCATTTGATTACTCAAAGAATGAATAGTGACGCATCTAGTTAGTAAAGCTAAATAATTCTGTGGAAAAGATTTAAAAGTACAACTACTCACTACTTCAGAAGATTGTCGAACCCAAGAATCTGTAATTTTTCCACTTTTATTATAAATCGAAACCAGTTCAGAATGAATGTCAGAGTTTTTTCCCTCTAACCCATAACTCATATGACTAGGTTTGCAGCTGATACTTAACTTTGTTCCTGAATAGGCTAGAGAAAACATTAAACTGACACTATTCCCGACAGTCAGAAGCATAAGTTTTTCACGATCTGTTAAAATCTCTTGAGAACTCAATGAAATATTACCATCATCACTATGAACAAGAACAAGAACGTTAACTTTCTTTTGAATAATTTTATATATTACTGGTTTCATAACTTCCCCAACCAAAAAATGCATGAAAGTGCTAAAATTGTGTAATAATCCTTGTGGCCATCCGATTGACATAACAACAGGAGTCAAAATTTGACCTTTATAAGATTCAAAAGATTTTTTTCCAAAATTTATAGGACTTGAAT